CAGGCGGCGGTTGGAACTACCATCGCAATGTTGGAGCAGGGCGCCAAGGTAATGTCCGCAATTCACAAGCGGTTGCATTACGCACAGAAGGACGAGTTCCAACTCTTAGCGTCAGTGTTCAACGAGTACTTGCCTGCGGAGTATCCGTACAACGTCGTTGGCGGAGAGCGTACGATTAAAGCTACCGACTTTGATGATCGGATAGATGTCGTACCGGTATCTGACCCGAACATCTTCTCGATGGCGCAGCGAGTTACTCTGGCGCAGACGGAGCTTCAGTTGGCTCAAGCGGCTCCTGACTTACATAACTTGCACGAGGCGTTTAGGCGGATGTACAGGGCTCTAGGCGTAAAAGACGTGGACGCAATTCTGAAGCCCGTAGATCAGGGGAAGCCAGAGCCAAAAGATCCGGCGCTGGAAAACTCAGATTCTCTGGACAACAGGCCGCTGTCTGCCTTCCAGGGCCAGAACCACATGTCCCACATAATGTCTCATCTTGTGTTTGGGTCTTCGGGAACGGTTTCTCAGATGCCGCAAGTTGCGGTGGCTTTGCAGAAGCATGTGTTGGAGCATGTCTCTCTCAGTGCTAAGGAGCAGGTCATGTCTCAGATGGCACAGCAGTTCCAGGGCCGTGCTCCGTCGGAAGAGGAGGCTCTACAGATTGAGTCTCTTGTTGCGGAGCGCGTGTCTCAGGGAATGCAAGAGTTGAAGCAGATCAGCACTCAGATCTCTGGGGGCGGGCAACCTGATCCTCTGATTGCTCTGAAGGAAAAAGACCTTGAGCTACAAGCGCAACGAGATGCGTCTGATCTACAGATGGACCAGTCCAGGCTAGCTTTGGATGCTGAGAAGGCCGAGTCAACCGCAAGGCTTGGCGCGGAACGGATCCAGTCTAATGAAGAGATTGTTCAAGCTCGTATACAGGCCGGGCGAGAACGCGAAGCAATGAAACAAAATAGATAGGAGATCGTCATGGCAGATTCAGCAGGGGTAGTACGCAAGGGCATTGTTGTGAAGGATCAGGGATATGTTCCCTACAACGCCCCCGAAGTTGAGAAGACGCCGAACACCGAAAAGGGCACTGTTGTGTCCGGTAAGAACCGGGGCATGGGCGCCGCGATCCGGGGCGGTACATTCTCTGTTTGTTGAACAAGACCCGCCTCGGCGGAATTTGTTCTTGTTATACAGTGAGACCCCTCAATGGATGAGAGTTCGCTCAGAATCCTGCTGACGCTAGGTGGGATGATCGCCAGCGTGGCTGCGGCGTTCGCAGTCGTGCGCCAAAGTGTCAAAGCTTTGACGGAAGCCCTCGCTGACGTTGAAGTGCGCTTGAGAAGACTGGATTCTAAGATTGACAGGCTTGAAACAAAGTCGGGCACAGTCGAGCAAAGATTACATATTCTGGCGACCATGTCATCGCCTGATGCGTTGGAGCGCCGCAACCGCGAGCTAGGCGGCCTTCTTGCGAGAACAGAAGTTCTGGAAAGAGACAGTGCGGCTAATAAGGCCATGCACAACGGATCGCACAAAGACTATTCAAAGCCAGCAAAGGATCATTCAAAATGATTCCACTTATCACCACGTTGCTCCCGTCCATCATGGATGTCGCGGGGCGTTTCCTTCCTGAAGATAAAGAGAAGCGAGCGGCTGCCGAGCGGGAGATTGAAGCTAAGCTGACGGACAGTCTGGCAAAACTAGATCTTGTCCAAGCCGAAACGAATAAGGTGGAGGCCGGACACAGGTCACTTTTTGTTGCGGGGTGGCGGCCATTTATCGGGTGGTCATGCGGATTTGCACTGGCCTACACATATGTTATGCAGCCGATCCTGACGTTCGGATTGGCACAGGCAGGATATTTGATTGATCTTCCCGCTGTAAATTTAGGCGAGATGATGCCGGTTTTGATGGGAATGTTGGGGTTGGGCGGATTAAGAAGCTGGGAGAAGGTCAAAGGAGTTAGTAGGTAGCCGACATGGCTGTTGAGAAAGACCCAAGGTTAGAAAGGGCGGGGGTGTCTGGCTTTAACAAGCCAAGGAAGACGCCGGGCCATCCTACGAAGTCGCATGTAGTTGTGGCAAAGGAGGACGGTGAGGTTAAGACTATCCGTTTCGGTCAACAGGGCGTCAGCGGTGCGGGAAGCAGCGACTCCCCCAAGCAAAAAAAACGGAGGGACTCTTTCCGCGCCCGTCACGCGAAAAACATAAAAAAAGGCAAGATGAGTGCGGCCTACTGGGCGAACAAGGTAAAATGGTCCTAGGGTAGGTCCCTGGGTGTGTTACAAGCCCCGATTATCCCGGCGGATAGACCGGGGCACTTCCTTAAACAACGAAAAGGTGCGTTATGAAAATTGTACAATGGGTTCTAAGCAGAGTTAGCGAACCGTCAAGCTATGCGGCGGTTGCGGCCGGTGTTATCGGTGTCGGCATTTTGACAGGCTTTGAGTGGCTCGCGGTCATTGGCGTCGTCGCTGGCGTCGTCGGTGTGGTCTTGGCCGAGAGAGAAAAAGACTAATGGCGATGAAAGCTGTAGGGGCGGGGGCCAAGGCGGCTCCCGTCAAGAAGCGGACCTCAATCGGCTCCAGCCCTCTTACTCGCGTTAAGAACAAGGGCAAGCGGCTGTCTCACAAGAAGTACAACGGGCAGGGCAGATGAACGTCGAGCAACTTCGCCTAGATCTTGAGCGAGACGAGGGGTGCGTCTACGAAATCTACCTAGACCATTTAGGCTACCCGACTTTTGGCATCGGGCACCTCGTGACTGAGGCGGACATTGAGCACGGCAAGCCCGTGGGAACTGAAGTTAGTGAAGACCGAGTTCAACAGGTGTTCAACTCGGACATCGAGTGCGTCATCGGTGACTGCGACCGAGCCTTTGATGACTTTGGGTCTCTGCCTGAAGACGTGCAACTCGTCGTTGCGAACATGATGTTCAACCTGGGGCTTCCAAGGTTCAACAAATTCAAGAAGATGATCCGGGCGATAAATTTGCGGGACATGCAAACTGCGGCAGACGAGATGATCGCGTCGAGGTGGTATCAGCAAGTCACTGCCAGAGCGAGGCGGCTTGAGGCGGTAATGCGGGTGGTTGAATAATGGACGGAATCCTACTGGCGGAACATCTTTTGAAGTCAATCAAAGAACGTCGGGATAGAGTTTCGGAGATGCTTGTTGCGGGGACAGCAAAAGACTTCGAGGAGTACAAACAATTGGTTGGCAACGTGGAATCTTTAGACTACATAGGCCAAGAGTTAAGAGAAATCTTAGAAAAGGCGGACTGATGTCTAACAAATCTCAGGCTACGAAGCCGGAAGATGTTGTCTCTATAAGTAAAGCCTATGTTGATGTCGATAAGCGGGTCTTGGACCCTGACAAACTCGACCAAAGCTCTCTGGAGCGTATTCCGTCCCCTACTGGTTGGCGGATCCTGATCCTCCCGTATCAGGGCAAGGGAAAGACAGAGGGTGGAATTATCCTCCCGGATTCCGTTGTAGATAGGGAGTCTGTTGCTACCGTTTGTGGTTATGTCCTCAAGGTGGGTCCCCTGGCCTACGAGGACAAGTCAAAGTTCCCCACTGGAGCATGGTGCAAGGAACGTGACTGGGTTATTTTCGGCCGATATGCGGGCGCCCGTTTTAGGATCGACGGCGGCGAAGTCCGCATACTAAACGATGACGAAATCATCGGCATTGTCCAGGATCCGGATGATATCCTGCACTTTTAACATGGGAGCGTACCATGCCTGAGCAAGACCAAGACTTAGTTGTAGATATCCCTACGGAGGGGCCATCGGTGTCGGTGACATTGGAAAACTCCCCCTCCCAAGAAATCAAAGATGCCAAGGAGCCGCAGGAACCCGTTGATCCTGGTTCCGGTGATGACGAAGAGCACGAGGACTACAGCAAGAAGGTGAGGCGGCGCATTGATCGTCTCACGAAGAAGGCACGGGAGGCGGAGCGGCAGCAGGAAGCCGCGATTAGCTACGCCCGGACTGTTCAGGATGAGAACCAGAACCTTCGGACTCGGGTCCAGGACTTAGACGCGGGCTACGTTGCCGAATACGGCGATAGGGTGGCCACCCAGTCCAGTTCTATTGAGAGGGACTTGGAGACGGCGATAGCTACAAACGACACCGCGGCTCAGGTATCCCTAAATAGGAAACTTTCCCAACTCGCTATTGAAGAAGAGCGCGTCAGAGCGGCAAAACAACAGATCTCTGCCCAGGCGCAGGTTGCCCAGCAGCAGGTCCAACAGCAAGATCCCCAACAGCAACAAGTTAACCAGCAGCAAGTTCCTGTCCGCCCCGACGCTAAGGCAGAGAAGTGGGCATCAAACAACGCTTGGTTTGGGGAAGACGACGCCATGACCTTCGCGGCCTTCGGAATCCACAAGACTTTGATTGAGGATGAAGGCTTTGACACTCAAAACCCCGAGTACTACACTGAAATAGATAAAAGGATTCGAGAAGCTTTCCCTAACAAGTTTGAGGGTTCGTCTGACTCGGGCAACGGAGGACGCCGACTGCAACAGTCGGTAGCTTCTGCAACACGCACCGGTAGCTCCGGGCGCAAGACGGTAAGGCTAACTCCCAGTGAAGTCGCAATAGCACAGAAACTAGGGGTTCCTCTCGACCAGTACGCGAAACACAAACGCTAGGAGAACGGACGATGGCTGAAGAATCTATTGAACGCGCTCCACGCGCAGCCCGGACAAGAGCGGCGAAGCCGCAACGCAAACCCTGGGCCCCCCCGTCCTTATTGGACGCACCCCCCGCACCGGATGGCTACAAGCATAGGTGGATCCGAGCCGAAGTTAGGGGTTTTGACGACCGCAAGAACGTCTCCTCTCGAATAAGAGAGGGATGGGAGTTGGTTCGTCGTGACGAATATCCTGATTTTGAAGCTCCCACTATTGATAGTGGCCGATACGAAGGTGTTTTTGGTGTCGGAGGACTGTTGCTGGCTCGTATCCCAGTTGAGACCATTGCAGAGCGCAACGATTACTTCGGTAAGATGAACACCGACGCAATGACTGCGGTCGATAATGATCTCATGAAGGAGACCCAGCATCATTCGATGGCGATTCAGAAACCTGAGCGCCAGTCGCGTGTCACGTTTGGAGGACCTAAGGAGACTTAGGCCTACTGTTTTAACCCCTTTGCTTCAAGGAGCAATTTAGATGGCTAACACCAACGGAAGCTTCGGCCTCCGTCCGCTTAACAAATTAGGCGGCGGAGCCAATTCTACGGGGCTTACTGGCTATACCTCATATGAGATTGCCTCGGACAACACTGACAAAATCTACCACGGTCAGATCGTTGTACCCCTCGCTTCGGGATACATCGACCATACGACCAATGCCGCTGGTGGAACTGTTAGTGCTCTAGGCGTTTTTCAGGGTTGCGAGTATGTCTCAAGCACCACAGGCAAACCAACCTGGAGTAACTACTGGCCCGGATCCGGGGCGGATAGTAACCACCCGGTCAAAGCCTTTGTTAACGACGACCCCAGCCAGTTGTACGTAGTTGCAACTGATGCCACGTGGACTAGCAAGGCGACGGCGCGCGCGAGTGTGTTCTTGAATGCCAGCACGTCTACGGGCATCACCGGAACGGACACCACGGGTCTTTCTCTGGGACGCTTGGCAATTAGTACCCTGGCAACAACCAATAGTTTGACCCTGCGGGTCATGGGTTGGGTCGAAGATCCTTTGAACGAGGATTTTGCGGCTGCCGGGATTGGCGCAATCGTTCGGTTGAACAACAGCTTTAATGCACCCACGGGTTCCATTGCGGCTGGTACTGTTTCGACAACCGGCGTATAGGAGGGTTTGAATAATGGCTATTAGTAGAGCCCAACTCGTAAAGGAGTTGGAACCCGGCCTGAACGCATTGTTCGGAATGGAGTACGATCAGTACGACCGCGAGCACGAGATGATTTTCTCGATGGAAAGCTCGGATCGTGCCTTTGAAGAAGAAGTCATGCTGAGTGGTTTCGGAGCAGCGCCAACTAAAGGCGAAGGTAGCTCGGTCAACTACGACGATGCACAGGAAGCGTACACCGCTAGGTATACGATGGAGACTATCGCACTTGCCTTTTCCATTACGGAAGAAGCGATTGAAGATAACCTCTATGACCGCCTAGCCTCGCGCTACACCCGTGCCCTCGCTCGCAGCATGAGCCAGACGAAGCAAGTTAAGGCCGCCTCGGTTCTTAACAACGCTTTTGACGACGGGTTCACGGGCGGTGACGGTAAGGAGCTTTGTGCTACGGACCATCCACTCGTCAGTGGCAACACTTTCCGCAACGAACTGACCGTAGCGGCCGATCTCAATGAGACCAGCCTAGAGCAGTCCCTTATTGATATTTCTAGTTTTGTTGACGAGCGGGGCCTCAAGGTTGCCGTTCGTGGAATGAAGCTGATTATTCCTAAGGAACTCCAGTTCACCGCGGATCGTCTCTTGGAGTCCACCCTTCGTACCGGCACTGCTGATAACGACATCAATGCAGTTCGGAACATGGGAATGCTTCCAGAAGGCTACGACGTCAACCACTACCTAAACGACACGGATGCGTTTTTCATTATTACGAACGCGCCCAACGGTCTGAAAGGTTTCAATCGCTCTGCGATCAAAACCTCGATGGAAGGCGACTTCGACACCGGAAACGTGCGGTACAAGGCTCGCGAACGCTATGCGTTTGGCTGGTCGGACCCTCGCGGCATCTTCGGTTCACCCGGAGCGGCATAAGAAAAGGGGGAGGGTTTTCCCTCCCCCACTTTCTGGGATCCTTTAGCCCTAGCGACTGTCCCAGCAGACGCTTACGAAGACTCTAGGGCCGAATCTCTCGTAAGGAGGAACCAAAATGGCTAATACAAGTTTCAACGGTCCCGTCCGTTCAGAAAACGGCTTTCAAGACATTTCTGTTGCCGATGCCACGGGCGCGGTAACGACGAACAGCACCTACGGCACTAACGCCTCGGTTGGCGGCACTCTTGCTGTCACAGGCTATGCCTCGTTCACAACCGGTATTGCCAACCCCACGGGTCTTGTAGGTGGAAGCATTACTGCGAAGACGCAAATGGCTAACGCCTTTGCTGCTGCTTTGACCAAGAACACGCACTACCTAAGCCCTGCGAACGGTGCCGCAATTACCGCAACTATGCCAACTAACGCCGCTTCTACGGTCGGAGATGTAATCGTCGTTG